TTAAAGTAGAACTGACAGCAGAAGAAATTGCACAAAGACAAGCTGAGGAATTAGCATGGTTAAATGGTGCATTTGATAGAGCTATGGCAGATTTAAGAAGTAAAAGAGATAGACTTCTTGCTTCATGCGATTGGGTCATGATGTCAGATTCCCCTATTATAGATAAAACTGTATGGGAAACTTATAGACAATCACTACGAGATATTACAAATGGCTTAACTACTGTTGATGAAGTTAATGCTGTAGTATTTCCAATTAAACCGGAGTAATAAATATGAAAACAATTAAAAAACTTATTTGTAAAATATTTCACAACAAAAAATGTACATGTTGGTACAAAAAGGTGGAAAAAGGAACTAACTAATGCCGGCAAAAAAGTCAGCTAAAAGTTATGTTCAAGAAAGTGTAGGAATAAGACTATCCTCACATGAGAAACTTTGTGCTGAACGTATGAAAAAATTAGATGAAAGTATTAAAGAATTAAATAACGAAGTTAAACAATTAAGACAAGATGTATCTAAAGGCAAAGGAGCTGTTAGCTTACTTGTCTTTTTAGCTACTATCATAGCAACTATCATTGGTATATTCCAATTTAAAGGATGATAGATAAGTTTTTTTATTCTATGTTTGGAACAATAGATAATGTTTTTGAATGGATAGATAAAAAACTAGGAATTAATGGTTATGAGAGACACAAAATTATTAGAAAAACACAGTCAAGAAATACAACAAAAGAAAAAAGAAACTGAATTATTTAAAAGTTTAAAAAAAGAAGTAAACATTGGTGCCGGTGGTACCCAAAGATATATAATTAAAAAGGGTATTAACAAAGGAAAGAGGGTATAATATGTTTAAAATAGTTGCATTAATATGCGTAATGGCTGTTAATGGACAAGATTTATGCCTTATAGGAGATATACCTTTACAAAAATTTTATAATGAACCTGATTGTATAAACACAGTTACACAAATTGGTTTATTTATAGATGAAGAATTTAGAAACAGACAGATTGCTATACAAATGCAATGTGTTGCAATACCAGAGGATGTATAATGCCATTTGAAATGATAACAATGTTAGGTTCTACTATACTTGGTGGAGTAATGAGTATATGGTCACAAAGTATAAAAGCAAAACAAGCTGAACAAAAATTACTTATACAAAGAGCACAAGTACAAACAGAAGCATTTAAAGAAGCTAGAGAATATGAGAACGTAGGTTTTCAATGGACTAGAAGAATTATAGCGTTAACTGCGGTTTTTGCAATTGTATTATTACCAAAATTAATGCCAATACTACAGCCTGATATGAGTGTAATTGTAGGTTATTTAGAATTTAAACCTGCATTTTTATTTATACCTGAAAAAGAAATAATGAAATGGGTAACACTATCCTCTAATAGTTTAGTGATAACACCTTTAGATACAAACTTAGTATCAGCTATTATTGGTTTATACTTTGGTGGTTCACTAGTTAAAAAATAATTATGAAGAAAAAACACAATACAATGTTAATAGGTTTGTTAGGTACAATTTTACTTGGTTTATCAACTTATGTATTAATGACTATTGTGGAATTACAAGTGCACATAGGTATGTTAACTGAAGAAATTATGTCAGTTGATAAACAAATTGGTAGAATTTATTATCATATGGAACAACTTATAAATAATTAATTATGGCTAAACAAAAATTTTTACATTTTGAACCTAGAGAGAAACCTAAGAAGAGAAAAGGAATACATGTCAAACGACCAAATAAAAGCAGTACCTTTAAAAAATATAGAGGACAAGGAAGACCCCAATAATTTAGATAAAATTCTTAATGAATTACCTCAGTTATTGGTTAAACACGCATATACAAAATTAAAATCAGGACAAGAACTAACTGCTTCAGAAATGAAAGTATGTTTAGAAGTATGTAAGACATATAGTTCTGATGCATTACAAAAGAAACCTGAAAATATTTTAGAAGATATACCTTTTGATATAGATGGATAAAAGAATTAAAAACTTTAAAAACTTCTTATATCTTTGTTGGAAGCATTTAAATCTTCCAGAACCAACACCAATACAATATGATATAGCTGACTATCTACAATCTGAAGACAAAAGATTGGTTATAGAAGCATTTAGAGGTGTAGGTAAATCTTGGATTACTTCGGCATTTGTATGTCATCAATTATTGTTAAATCCACAACGTAATATACTTGTGGTATCTGCATCTAAAAGCAGGGCTGATGATTTCAGTACATTTACACAAAGATTGATAGCTGAAATGCCAATATTACAGCATTTACAGCCTAGAGATAACCAAAGACATTCTAAGGTTAGTTTTGATGTGGCTCCGGCTACAGCATCACACGCACCTTCAGTTAAGTCTATGGGTATCACAGGTCAACTTACAGGTTCACGTGCAGATTTAATTATTGCTGATGACGTAGAAAGTGCTAACAACTCTCAGACACAATTAATGAGAGACAGATTAGGTGAAACAGTAAAAGAATTTGATGCGATTATTAAACCTAATGTAGGAAGAATTATATTTTTGGGTACACCACAGACTGAAATGTCATTGTATAATGATTTAGAAGAACGTGGTTATAAAACTAAAATATGGACTGCTTTATATCCTAGCAAAGCTCAGTTAATTAGCTATGGACACAAAATAGCGCCAATAATATCTGAAGTAACAGATAAAGAAGGTAAACCTACAGACCCTAAAAGATTTGATGATGTTGACTTATTAGAACGTTTGTCATCTTATGGTCGTTCTGGGTTTAACTTACAGTTTATGTTGGACACTACAATGTCTGACGCTAATAGATACCCTTTAAAATTAAACGATTTAATTGTATTATCAGGTTGTTCAACTTGGAAGGAAGCACCGGCTAAAATACAGTGGGCTTCTGGTACAGAACAAATAAAAGGCATAGACCCTGATATACCAAATGTAGGTTTAAAAGGTGATTATTACGTAGCACCCATGCACACAAGCCCTGAGTTTACGCCTTTTGAGGGGTCTGTTATGTCAATTGACCCTTCTGGTCGGGGGGAAGACAAAACAGCGTATGCGGTGCTTAAAATGCTTCATGGAGTGCTTTATTTGACCGCCATAGGTTCTTTAGATGGTGGTTATAGTGAAGATACTCTTGCTAGATTATCTCATATTGCTAGAGAACAAGATGTTAACTATGTGGTAATTGAGAGTAACTTTGGTGATGGGATGGCTACACAGCTCTTAAAACCTGTTATGGCTAGAATACACCCATGTGAAATAGAAGAAGTAAGACATAATATACAGAAAGAAAAGCGTATTATTGATACTTTAGAGCCTATTATGAATAGTCATAGGCTAGTTGTTGATGATTTAATTATAAAAGAAGACTTTAAACTAGAGCCTGACCATCAGTTATTTAGACAGATGACTAGGATAACTAGAGACAAAGGAGCTTTAAGACATGATGACCAAATTGATGCGTTGGCTATTGCTTGTAATTATTGGGTGGAGCGTATGGACAGAGACCAAATCTTGTCTTACAACCAACACAAAGAAGACTTGCTTGACCAAGAACTTGAACGTTTCATGGAAAGCGCCATTGGAAGAGAACCAGAAGAGGATAGATTTATATAATATGACTTTCATATTTAAGAAAAAACAAATGCAATATAACAATCCTGCTAATATTGAAATAGGACAAGGCTATGCGGGAGAGGTTGAAGGACAAACATATGCAGATAGATTTGCTGTGTTTGATAGTCCTCAAATGGGAGTTAGAGCATTGTTTAGAGATTTAATGACTAAGATTGAACGTCATAAAGGCGACATAAATGCTATTATGAACCAATTTGCACCTACACATGAGAATGATACTGTAAAGTATTCAGATTATGTTATGTCTCAAGTTGGTAAACAACAAGTTACTATGGATGATTTACCATCTATGGCTAAAGCTATAATTGAATATGAAAATGGTATAAAAAGTCCTTTAACTTCTATTTACTTACAAGATACTGTTTTTAATGAAGCATTAGAATTATCTAAACATTCTATGCCTAAAGGATATACTTTAGAGAAGGCTAGAAGCTTTATAAGTAATCTACAAGAGAGTAAGTAAGTAGTATATATATACACATAGATGTAACTCTTAGTTTTTATCTTATATGGGTACCTTAATATTTGGTAAAAAAATATGAAGGGGTATATCGTATATACGAACCGGCGTTTCCCCCGTCTATATCTTTAAATTACGCGCCGGCAATGACCCAGTAGGT